TCTATCATATTCTAATTTTAATTTATCAAATACTTTAGCAATAGATCTAGCTGCCCATATTTGTACATCAACACCAGTAGTTGTTAACACTTCATGTAGTAATTTTTTCTCTTGTTCTAGTAATGTTTTCTTTTCATTCGCTGCTTGTTCTTGATTTACACGTACACCGAGAAACCTCATATTTACTAACACAGGAAATAAATTTGTTTCTAAATCAAATATAGATTTTAAATCTTGTAATTGTATTTCTTTTTTCATTTCTTGCCATAACTCAAAAGTTATTTCAGCATCTTTTTCTGCATAGTTACCAACATACATTGCAGGTAGTTTATACATTTCTCCTTTTGCATCTACACCCCATTCTTTTGCTGCTGCATACAATGCTACTTCGTCTTTGCCTTTGCCTATGTATCTTCTTGCACAACTATTTAAATCGTATCGCATTTGATTTTCATCTACGATAGCTGCACAAATCATTGTATCTACCATCTGTCCTTTGATAGTAAGTCCCATAGATCTAATCCAACATACGTCATACATTGAGTTGTGAAATATTTTTGTAGAGTCTGTGTTTAATATACTTTGGAACCATTTAAGAACCATCTTCTTATCCATATTACCACCACCTTCATGTGCTATTGGATAGTAACCAGACCAGTTATGTACAGCTACAGCTATACCAACTACTTCTCCAACACCTATTATAGCGCCGGAACCCATTGACTTGCCTATGTTTGGATCTTTAGTTTCTAAATCTATTGCTATCTCATTGTAGTCAGATAAATCTGGAAAACTATCTGGTGGAAGCCATTCTGTTTGTGCTTTAAATAATGGTATTTGCATTAAGAGTAGTCCCTTTCCTTTATCATTTCTAAATAATGTATTGCCTTATCTATGTCTTGTTCTTTACCTTTCGCTGCATGTCTGCATATATATTTTATAGCTGATCCTTCTGCAAAAGGCAATCTGTTCTTGTTTATAAACTCACTTGGCTGCATGGCCATCGATTTATAGTGAGATCCTCCAATTTGTTTTTTGTATGCTGTCATATTTTAAAACTTTTATAAATATCCTTTGGCTTGACTACATGCAGATGTTCTTTTGTTCTTGTTGCTCCAACATAAAACAATCTGTTTTCATCATCAGGATTTTTTTCATAACCTCTCTGTGTGTTTAAACTTAAATCAGATAACAAAACTACGTTATCTGCCTCTCCACCTTTTACTCCATGTATTGTAGAAAGTAAAATTCGCGGGTCTTCATTTAACTTCTCTCCATTCTTTCTCATCTTTCTAATATAGTTTACATTTTTTTGTGGTGCTTCATCAAACGCATCAAACCAAACATCTTCTGTTTTTAATCCAAAATGTAATTTTAACTCTGCTAAAGCATAGTAATTGTCTTTGTTTAATTCTTTTATTCTAAATTTATTAAAATTATTTACACCCATGTATGATGCAATTCTTTGTACGCAATCACCATTAATATTTTTGCCAGTTCTTAATTTTTCCCAATCTGTAATAGCTTCATGTAAATCTTGCTCATAACCTTTTTTAAATTTGTTTTTGTAATACAAACCTTTTTTATACAATGTATCTTCTAATTCATTTAACATGTATTTAGTTCTAGCTAACACCAACCATTTACCAGAAGTAAAATCTATGTTTTTAAATTCATTGTAATAAGATAATTTACCTTCTGTTGTTTTTGGTTGCCATTCTTTTTTTAATCTATTAGATACTCTACCTATAATATTCATAGCTACATCATGCACAACTCTAGGTATTCTATATGATTGTGTTAAATTTAATAATTTACCTTTTTGTGTAATAAATCTATTTACATCTGCACCAGCCCATCTAAAAATAGCTTGATCATCATCACCAGCTATGAAAGAATCATCTGTTTTATTCCAAATAGTTTTAGCCATATCCCATTGCATAAAAGACAAATCTTGTGCTTCATCTATAAATACAACATCAAATCTTGGTGACTTATCAGATTTAGTAAACTGAAATATCATGTCAGTAAAATCTATAAGATTATAATCTTTCTTGTATCTATCTAGTTCATTTGCTAAGATGCGCAAATTTTTTACAGATACATCTTGTGTGTGTTCTTTTGAATTAAATTGTTGTTCTGGTGTAATCCCTCTTAATCTTGCTAAGTGTATAATACGTAAATAGTCACTTTTTGTAGTAAATAAGCCACTGAATTCTTCATCATAATCATTGTAATCTACAAATATTTTTATTTTTTTACCTAAATCTTCGTAATGCCTTCGTTGCATTACATTTTCTTTTCTTAAACCTAAGACTCTAAATGCTAGTGAGTGTAGTGTTCTAAAATATGGCAGATCATCTTCTGATAAATTAAATCTATCCATTGCTCTTTCTCTTGCTTCGTTAGCAGCTTTTTGTGTAAATGCAAAATATCCTATTCTGTTAGGATTTGTTTTTTTAAGATAGTCTTCTAATAAATTTAAAAGAGTTGTAGTCTTGCCTGTCCCAGGTGGTCCTAATACAATTGTTTTCATTAATTCATCTCCCAATAAATTATTTTTTTATATATGGGTTTTCTAATACCTCGTCTATATTCTTCGTTAGGTACAAATGAATTAAATTTTGTATTTACAACACGACTAGGTTTATTTAAACAAAATCTTTCCAAGTATTCTTTTAAAAAAGTAGGAATTTTTTTAGAGTTGCCTTTAGAAAAATTACCGTCTTGATTTACATCAGTTGAATTAAAAAAACCAATATCATTAGGTTTTTTTTTAAAAAGAAAATGCGTATCATCATTTTCAAATTTTCCTATGTATTTATAGTCATAGAAGGAACTATAATTAAGCTTTGAAAAATGTTTAAACAAAATTTCAAACCTTTCATTAGTTAAGTTTTTATTAAAATTTTCTCCTTTATATTTTTTTACAATAAGTTCCGCTTGTATTTTACCTGTCTCTAAAGAATGAAACCTTTGGACTGGAACAAAAATTATATTAATATTTGAATTAATATAGCATTGATACTTATCAAAACTTGGTCTTGATGAACAAATACATTCTATAACTGTTTCAAGCTTACCATTAGAATCTAAAACGGCTATGTCTGGAATTATTTTTACTCCATTTAATATAGTTTTATATTCCATATGAGCATTACATTTTTTTAATGTTATTCCACCATGAAAATGTGAAAGTTCAGTAGTAAATTCCACACCATTTTCGTTTTTTATTTTATACCATATCCATTTTTTATTAATTTGATGAGTAGGTCCTTCCTCTTTTAAATTAAAATCAATTAACATTTTCATAAAAAATATCCTGTGACTATAAAAGAAGTTACACATATTATGCTAATGAGCATCATGTCGTCAAAATGTTTCAAAACGCATCCTTTGGTTTAAATTCTTTTGGTGTGTACGTGTCTGATTGTTTTTCAAACTCATCAACTACCATTACATTTCTTCTTTTTTTACCAATACTAATTCTTGTTTCTTTACACTTACAATACTCAGCCATCATCTGTAATGTTTCTGCGTATTTTTCTGGCCATTTTCTACGTGCTAAATACTGATGAAAAAATTGTTGAAATATAAAATGGTGTTTTTTATCCGCTGTCCAAACATTACCACGTTCCATGTCTTCTTTAGTTGCACCCGTTCCCGTTCTGTCTGTGCAATACTCCTCTAAATAATCTAATAGCTGCTCTACTTTAGTTGCACCCTTAGGAGGATCTACTTCTTCTACGTTTGCTAATAAACCATCTATGTATTGACCAAAATCTTTTGGTTTAACTGCAGGTGGTCTTTTATTAAGCTGTTCTGCAACAGCTCTTTGAAATAATCTTTGTTCTAATAAAAATGTAATATCTTCTAGTTTAACTCTTTCACCATCTACGTTTACATAATAATGTGGTTTGTCTAATTTTATTTTTTGTAGATCACTTAGTACAGGAAATACAGACTGTCCTTGAATACCAAAGTTTCTTGTCATACATAATTTTTTATCACAGTGATTACACATAGGTTCTTCATTACATTTAAAACCTAATTCTTTTTTTTCGTGATACTTTATTTTGTCTTGAATAACTCTATCTTCTAATGGTGGATCAAAATATTTATAGTTAAAAGCATTTATTTTTTTATCCCATTCCTCAGGCCATTTTCTTTTTGCATATTGTATGTATTGATAGATAACTCTGTCTCTACCATCTTTTAATTTATTTTGTGTTAAAGATTCTATGCAAGGAGGACCATCATTAAATTCTGATTCGGGTCTTTTAATTTCTAATTTTTCTAGTTGTTCCGGTGTAATTTTATATTCATTATGTAATAAAAAAAATTCATCAATTGTAATAGCATTACCATTTTTGTCAAATGCGTATCGTGTTGTATTTTTACAATTAAAATATGGTAAATTAAGAAAATTTCCTGTATCATCTTGCGATTTTAACTCAACTTGTTTAGGAAATACTTCAGCACCACCGTGTCCTAATATTGCACTTACAGACAATAACTTATCTCTCATTAAACTTGCATCTACTGCAACTGTTGTAAATAAAAATACGTGTGCACCACCACTTTTAGATCTAAATACTATTAGTGGTAAATTACAACTTAAAATTTTTTGTATTAATTTTTTGTGATCAAAACCTGCGTAGCTATCTATATCTACACAACCCCATCTACACTTATTATCTTCATTAATTGGTATGATACCTAGACTAGGTTCTATACCGTTAACGTGATTTGTCCATAATAATTCAACGACACGTTCTCTTTTAACAAAAGACTTACCTTTTAGTTTTGTACCGTCAGCATTTTTTTTCTCAACGTGAGTACATCCGTGTGCTCTTTCTAAGCCACTGAATATCTGTATAAACTTATCAATCATAATTATCCGGCGGTGGCCGGTTAAGTCTCCCTAGACGGCCACCTATTATTCCAATCGGAATTATTTAATAAGGTGAATCCGTTTTAGATTCGTCAGAAGCTGGTTTAGCTTGTACTTCACCCTTGCTTACGCTTGATGCAAAGTTTTTAGCTATCTCATAAACAGCTTTATCTTGCACTGGACCAACCGTAGATACATCCCAACCAAACCATGTTCCTTTGTCGTTAGACATCTGAACAGTTTTTAGTTTATAAATGTGGCTATATGTTGGCGGTGTGAATAAACCATTCTTACCTTGCAGCTTAAGTCCCATCATCATTGAGTTCCACTTACGACTAATTTTTAATTGAGTCGCTTTCATAGAAATCAAAGCTGTTGTTGGACTCTTACCCAATAACACTACAAAATGATTTGCTGTGTTCTCGATATAATTACC